GTAAAGGATCTAAAGCTTGTTATATCTGTGTCCCTAGTAAATATCAAATTGAAGTAGAGAATCACTTTGGTGAAAAAGTTAAAGAATCTAGAACTGGTGGATTCTATTTCTCTCCAATCTTTAATGTTAAAGATATAGAAGGAGAAGATAAAGATGAAATTATTGCTAGACACCAAGGAGAACTAGAAAAGCCAAGACCTGAACCAGAACGTATGGAGAACTGCGAAAAAGTATTTACAGAATACCACCGTCGAGAAACGTTAGAAACCCAATGGGGTGGTGATAAAGCTTGCTACTCTCCTTCTTTAGATATAGTCACAATGCCTAAACGTAAACAGTTCCATTCTGCTCATGCATTGTACTCCACCTGGGGACACGAATTAGGTCATTCGACAGGACATTCCAAACGTCTAAATCGTGATATGTCAGGCATGTTTGGCTTACATACATACGCAAAAGAAGAATTAGTGGCTGAATTATGTGCATTTTTGATTGCAGATGAATTACAAATTAATTCAGATACGCAAAATCATGCCAACTATCTACAGTCATGGATTAAATGTCTACACAAAGATCCATCTATTCTCAAAACTTCCTTGAAAGAAGCTAATCGTGCAAGGAATTATATCCTTCATCCAAAGGAGGAAAAGAAGTCATGAACGATGATTCAATTCAAGAAGAATACACTATTACTTGGCATATTGATGATGTCTTAAGTATTAGACCTGACTTAACAAAAGAACAAGCAAGTGATGTCTTATCTTATGCCTGTGGACATAAACATGATGCAAGTATTGGTGTTAATTGGGATGTTTTAGATACCATAGCTTCTTGGCATTATCCAAAGGAGGATAAGACTACATGATTGGAGATCTAACTAAAAAACGAGAAAAGGAAAATCGTTTCGCAAGAATGTTCCCTCCTCGTGCATTAAAGATTAAAGATCAACTCCGAATACTTGGTAACTGTTCCAATAAACATAACTATGAATGGAACAAAGACAAAGTAAAACGAGTCATGCTTGGTCTTGCTCAAGTTCTAGTAGCTCAAGCTAAAAAGTTTGAG